ATGAAGAACCCCTGGATACAATCATTGAGTAAGTGGGCATTTAGACTATACATTATATGGTCTATATGTTTAGATATATCAGTTGTTGGTGGAGTTATCTACTACTTTTTCTTTATGTAAGCTTTTGAAACCTCTAAATAATTAAGTAGTCTTAAATCTGAAGCAATTCGTTTAGGATTATTATCAAAATTTTTTTCGGAGGAAATTATATGGCAAATACTTTGTCGAATACTCATAGAGTCCTTGATGAAAAAATCAAAGACCTAGAGCAGCACTCTCCTCATCTACATACACTCATCAAACAATTAAAGATTAAGAAACTATCTATCAAAGATAAGATGAAGCAGGTTGTAGCTGAGCAATTAGACTTATTCATACAAAAAGAGAAAGACGCAAAATACAAGCGAATGTTAAGAATGATCGAACAAGATAAGCGAAGAAAGAAGAAAGAGAGAGCCACACGAAAACGCAAAGTTCAAGCATATGCAGAAAGATTAGACAAGGCAGCATTAAGTGGATAACAAAGTAATCGTTCATACAAGGGATGTGCATTGTGATGATGACCATCCCTTGGTCTATTATACCATATCGGAGAGTACAAATGAAGCTGTCTGTGGGTATTGTAATAAGACCTGGGTATATGTCGAAGCCGATCTCTAAAAAAATGGAAAATTTTCTTTCCAAATTCTCGGAGTATGTCTGATTGTATAAATAGAAGTATGAAAAGTTTTAAAGAAGTAGAACGTATAGATTTGGTATGTGAAGGTATGTACCAAGATTTAGAAATTACTGAAGCCGAATATCAAGGTAAGAAGGTCAAGTTAAATGATCCAATACGAGGCGGTAGTAAGAAGTTCTATGTTTACGTCAAAGATGGAGACAAAGTAAAAAAAGTTTCTTTTGGCGATACAACAGGTTTGTCAATTAAGCGTGATGATCCTGCTCGTAGAAAATCATTTCGTGCCAGACATAACTGTGATAATCCTGGACCAAAGACAAAAGCAAGATATTGGTCATGTTATCAATGGCGTGCAAACGCACCAGTAGATAATTAATTGAATACTTGTCTTTCATTACTCATGGCTGTATCTATGCATATAGGCCTTGATAATTCTTATAACAATCTTCATCCTCATGCTCGCTGTCAAATAGATAATACAATTACAGGTGCTTTCTATAATAGTGAAAGTAATATTAGTTTATATGCTGGTAAAGAATATTCGTTAGACCGTTTTGTAAATTTAGAGATTGGTTTGACTACTGGTTATAGTGGTGGTGACATTGTACCGTTTATGAGATATACAGATCGAGGTTGGTTTGTGAGTCCTGCTTATGAATATGAAGAAGATAATATTGGTGTAGTGATCGGTTACGAGTTCTTATTTTCTAGTAAAGAATAGGGCATTTCCAGCCCAAGGAAGGGACCTTCGGGTCCCTTTTTTTTGGCCAGATTAGGATTTAATCCTGTCGTAGGTATTTGTTTTTGTTAGAATTGTAGAGGTGCTCATTGAGGGCGTCCTGCCAGTTCCGACCATATTCTGTCCTGAAATAACGGACCAGATTTGGGTCCACATTATCAATATCAGTAAAATGAGGGACAGTAGGAAAGCGAAATGCCTCAACGATACCTTGTAAGAATTGTACCATTGTGTTATGCTTCCTTTCATTCAATAATATATAGATACCTTTGCTATGCGTTTGCCGTATAAAGATAGCAAGCCTTCTATGCATTTCTGATATAGTGTCTATATAGGCCCTTACATACAACATCTATAATTCCTTACTCTTATAAGTATGGGTGTAGTCCCTTCAGAAAACCTGCTAAGCTAGCTCCAAAGGCATATGAATAAACAACAAAGAACATGGATCGTATTATCTAAATTACCTCCGACACGAATGGTAAAGATTGATACTTATGAATATGAAAGTCTAGCAAAAGATATACTAGACAATAATGTATCTTATAATAGTATGATTGAAATTTTTAATGATAAAATTTATTGGCAATGGTTCTCTAACAAGTATATTAAACTTTTATTAAAATAGATTTTATATTGTTAAATATTGGTGAAGCATTTATGACGAATGCTTCGTAATCTCTAAAGTAAAACATAGGAAACCTAAATGAGAACAATCTTAACAATAATTATGTGTGTGATGATAACTGGCACAGCAATGGCCAGAAGCAGTATATCCGTAGTTGGTAGTTCTACCGTATATCCCTTTGCAACCGTAGTAGCAGAAAGAATGAGTAACGAAGGCTTTAGAGCGCCTGTCGTAGAATCAACTGGTACTGGTGGAGGTATGAAAATCTTTTGTGGAGGTATTGGTACAAACACTCCAGACTTTACAAATGCGTCAAGAGCAATTAAACAAAAAGAAATAGAGTTATGTCATAAAAATGGTGTAACAGAAATCAATGAGATAATTGTTGGTTTAGATGGTATTGCTTTTGTACAAAATGGTAAACAACCAATTTACAACTTTACAAAAGAACAACTATGGTTAGCAATGGCAGAGTTAGGACCAAAACCTAAAAAATGGTCAGACATTGATCCTAGTTTACCTGATTACGAAATCTCTATCATGGTTCCACCACCAACAAGTGGTACAAGGGACGCATGGCATAGTTTAGTAATGAAGAAAGGATGTCCAAAAGACATACTTGAAAAAGAAGGTAAAAAGAAATGTAACTTAATGAGAGAAGATGGTGCGATTATAGAGGCAGGTGAAAACGATACTCTTATCGTACAAAAGTTACAAGGTGATAATGAGAAGTTTGGTATCTTTGGCTATTCATACTTTGATAGTAATAGAGATAAAGCAATTGCTCATACAATAGATGGTGTTGAAATATCATTAGAAGGTATACAAGATGGTTCTTATCCAATTAGTAGACCTTTATACTTCTATGCTAAAATGCACCATAAAGATGTAGTACCAGGATTTATGGATTACATTGAATTGTTTATGCATGAAAAGGCAATTGGACCGCAAGGATTTCTAACAGACATTGGTTTAATACCTTTGGCTGAAGGAGAAGTTGCAATCAAACCTATCAAGTAGCATTATTATACTTTTCAATTAGAGGTGACTTTAATTCAGGCTGATTGCCTTTATAGTGGTCTTGTGATAATTGTATAATAGCATAATGAATAACTTTTAGAAGGTCGTTTTTATTACGGCCTTCTTTCTTGCCATATCTCTGAGCATATTTTAAAATATTGCCCATACAGAAACCTGTACCATGACCTTGGTCAATGATGATTTCAGTAGCTTGATAATTTTTAGTTTGAGCATAATGTGAGCCATATGTTTTATTGATATAGTCCATTACATCATTTACAATTATGTTTTCTTTAAATTTATAATCTATTGTCATATATTCCTTTCTGTTTATTTGTATATGTCATTGGTACATGCTTGATTATTTGTGTACGAGCCCAATTTGAATCCATGCCTATGTACTTACAATATTTTTGAAATTCAGGATCGTTACTCATAATCCATTGTGTGGCTGACGCTTTATGTTTTAACATCTTCTTATTGTGGCCATCATACTTTGCATCCTCGATTGCTTGTGTGATAATCGCAAGTATTAAATTTTCTTCTTTATCCATTATGGTCTCTCCTGTTCTTTTTGATTTTGTACTAATGATTCCAAATGTATCATATTTGAAATACTGTTAGCCATGTCAGGCCATTTTTCAACTAGTTCTTTGACCATTGTATCTCTTTGCTCAATGTTCATTCTAGCAATAGCTTCAACTATACTTTTTTCACTAATCATAATATAACTTTCTCCTTAATCATTTTAATTTTTTTTGCTTTATTGCCTGTTTTCTGATACCACTTATCATAAACATCTTTTAGAGTTTTAAATTTTCTTTTTGGTATAGATATGTGTACCATATCAAGTTCACCCCAAACAGGTCCTGGTGTAGGTGTGACAGCAAATTCTATATGTACATTCATTATTGTGTCTCCTGTATTAGACATTCTTCTAGGTCATCCCAACTGTGAATGCCTACAAGGTCAAGGTTTAAATACAATTGACTTTTAGCGTCAGCAATTGCTTGTTCTATTGTCATTGTTTTATTTTTGATTTGTTTAATTAACTTGTCAAGGTAGTTTTCTGCCTCGTCCCAAGCCATGTTTTTCACTTTACCCATTGTATACCTCCTCGTATATTGTGTTAGTATGGTTTATATAAATTTTTTGTATTGTTGCATTAGGTTTAATTCTATCAAATTTTGCAATAACATTTTTTACATGATTTGACATAATTCTTTTTTCTGCTTGTTTACCCCAAGCAGTTATATAATGTATTGTAAATAATTTCATTATTGTGCCAACCCTTCTTCAGCAAATTCTGAAAATACACCAGCTTCTCTAGTGCAGAATTGACCGATTTCATCAAAATACCACATTTCATTCCATAATTTTTTGTTTTTATAGATTAATGTCATCATATGCTCACGAGGTGCAGTATCTAATAAATCAATAAAGTTAGCAGCGGCAATAAATTGATTGCCACCGATTAAGTTTGCTGCGGTCTCATAATCCTGACCGTC